GCCCATCATGCATGTTTCTTTAAAACCATCAGGCAACAACGGTGACTAGTAGCTGCGCGTATACCTGATTTTTCGGCCAGACAAAGCCCGAAGTATTATATACGCCATCAGAGTGCCCGCCAGCAATGGTGCCTGCGGTGTTAGCGCCAAACGGATACTCAAACTCAACCACTGCCTGCCCTTTATTCTGGGCAGTCACGGTGGCCGAGAAAGTTCCGTTACTGTTGTTAGTCACAGCGCCCACTGTGGCAACTTCTCCAACAGTGGCGTTAGGAGCCGGGTAAGACTCCTGTGTTCCAGACGCCAACACAGGGTTGGCATTATAAGAGTTCGCTTCCGGGGTGCCCGGCGAAGAAGTCTGATTGACGTTAAGATTGTCAACCAACTGCGCCGTAACAGCTACGGAACTTGCATTGCCGCCTGCCGCAGTCAGCGAAAGAGTGACTTTATAGGTGTTGTTTCCACCCGCTGTCACGCCATTCGCAGCCGAAGTCTCAGGGTTAGCATTAGCAATTCCGGTGCCGGACAACGAAATCCAAGCAGGAATTCCCCCACCTGTAGTAGCGGTAGGGTAAGATTCCTGTGTTCCAAGATTTGCTGCCATATTTATTTCCCTTCTGCCGCTTTCAATGCGGCTAATTCTGATTCCAACTCTTTTACTCTCTCTTTCAAAGATATACAATTATCACAGCGTGTGTTACGCATCTGCTCTTCACGGGTTGCCCACCTTACGTTGCCTAGTTCATACCCTTTGTCATTATCAATCCTGTCCAACGAATGCCGGGTCGATGGTCGTGACCCAACCTCTTTGTAGAACTGCTCAAATGACGTAAACTTAAAAGTAATTCCTCGATCAAAGTAGTGTGCATGTGATTTGTGCTCTGCCTTACAACGCTGTTGTGCATGATTGTAGGCAAACCACTCAGGACTCCTGTGCATTCCGTGCTTAGTGGCACGCTCTCTGCGCCAGCATCCACAGCTTGTAACTTTACCTGTAGTGATGTGCCCTTGCGCAGCTTCGTGCTCATTGCCACAATCGCAGACACATCGCCAGACTCGCTGTTTGGCGGCGTTTGTTCTCACCACTTCAATCAGTCTGAGTCTTCCAAATTGTTTACCTGCTAAATAGAGTTTTCTCATAGGTGCCTTCCTAACATAAGAATAGCACCTATGAGACGAGTTGTCAACACCTATTATGAACAATAATAAGTGCTTCGACCTTACTATTAGGAGATAGCTGACGCGGAGTCTATCTCTCTGATTCTAATAGTAGTATCTGGGCCGAGACTGGTTGTGAAGTGGACTCTGTAAGAAGTCCAACCCGGAATCAGGCCCTCGGGATCGGCAACCGAAGGTTCTGCGTTCTGCACGATGTTGCACTTAATGTTCTGCCACTCACCGTCACCGAATGCGGTGTCACCCTGTGCTCCGAGGTTGATAGAGAAAATACCATCGCGCCCGAAGATGTAGGTGCGCAGTGCAGTCAGACCAGCAACAGACTTGTAGTTGTTGCTGGTGGTGATTTGGTTGGTCTGGAAGAAATGCACGCCGGAGGCGGGCAATTCAATGACCTCGGTCAAATCAACCGACACAAGCTCGTCCATGCGGGCGAGGCCCACAGGGGTGTGCTTCAACATGTCGAGCGGGCTATCGTTGCTGTTGTCAGCTAAGACATCACCCAAACTGAACGGGTGAATGACGCCACAGAAAGCCTTGCTTGCTTCGTCAAACGGACGAACCGAACGGCCAGCCAGAGACTGGACGCTGTTTCGGATTTGACTCAGAGACAGTGCTGTGAAACTGGAAGTGCTTGTGGCACCCAGTGTGGTCAGCACGCTTGAATCAACCGAAGACGCTCCATCCGCCGTTGCACGCACAAGTGCGCTCAGCGACTCACCAAGGCGATAGGACATTTCCTTGGCGACGTTTTCTACAGTGTTGTCGATGGCCGTGGCCAGAGACAGACTGGAGAAGTTGGCGTAATCCGCATACTCGCCGATGATGGCCGTGGTATTCAGTACGCTAACTGGAATGGACGTTCCAACAGTACCTTCCGTAGTAGTCGCAGTGTTAGCGGCCAGCGGAACATACATGAACATCTCGTATTGGTTGCCGCTCTTCATAGGCAAGTCCAGACGTTCGGAACATGCTACAAAGGGAGTTTGAGCCTTGAGGTTCTCGCGAAACTTCTTATCGTAGTACTTAACAGTCGATTGCGGGAGGTTCGACTGGTTATTTATAGCTGGGCTATAACCTGCCATACATTAACCTTTCTTGCTATTGACCTCCTCCCAGAGTTAATAGCGTGTGACGTTTAGCTAGCGCGAGTTTCCTGCGCTTTGCGCAAATCTTCATCGTGCTCGGCCCAAATGGCGTCCACAAGCTGACGAAAACCTTTTTCTCGGTTGATTCGTCGTTTGAGTTCATCACTAGGCAGAGCTTCGATTGCTTTCACGCCCTTTAACGTCTCGATTTGTCCTGTTGGCTTTCCGTTGACCAGTTTTGGCCGAGTGACGACTAACATGTCACTTGCCTTTTTCTGCTCAATCAGCTCACCTTCAGACGCATTCTTCCGCGTCAGCCCCGTAGCTATCGGGGCAACAGGCCGCACTTCTGGCGCAGGCGTCTCCGCAGCAATCCGGCTGGGTTGTTCCTGCACTGGCAGCGTATTCACCAGTGTCTGCGCCGGGGTTTCCCTCGGCGTTTCCTCACGCACAATAGGGGCCGCAGTCGTCAATCCGACAGCTGC